CTGGTGGTACTGTTGCTTATACTGCAAATAAATTATCTGTATTTGCAGCAACTTCCTCTTCTGAATTAGCAGGTGTTATTTCCGATGAAACTGGTTCTGGTGTTCTAGTATTTGCAACTTCACCAACATTCACTACTTCTATCGATAGTGGTGCGACATTCGCTGCTTTCGCAAGTTCCACTGCTTTAACTCTTGGTTATAACGGAACTGCTGCATCGACAACTAATATTATCAATGGTGCAACTGGATCAGGTAATACAGCAACTATTAACATTGGTGTTAATGGCGCTTCTGGTTCTACTACAAATATCAACTTGGGTTCTTCTGCTGGTGGTACTGTTACTATCAATAAAGATTTAACAGTTACTGGTAACCTTGATGTCAAGGGTACTACTACTTTCATTGAATCCACTACTGTTCAAGTTACTGATAAGAATCTTGAAATTGGTAAAGTTGGAACTCCAACTGATACAACTGCCGATGGTGGTGGTATCACTTTACTTGGCGCAACAAATAAAACAATTATTTGGGATCAGGCAAATAGTAATTGGACATCTTCTGAGAACTGGAACTTAGTAACTGGTAAAGTATTCAAGATTAACAATACTTCAGTTCTAAGTTCAACAACTCTCGGTTCTGGTGTTACAGGTTCTTCTCTTACTTCTGTCGGTACTATCGGTACTGGTACTTGGCAAGGTACTGTTGTTGGTTCTACTTATGGTGGTACTGGTGTTAACAATGGTAGCTACACAATCAATCTTGGTGGTTCTGTTTCTACTGCTGGTGCTTTCACTACTAGTGGCGCATATGGCGTAACATTAACAGCGACTGCTACAACTTCAGTAACATTACCAACAACTGGTACTCTTGCTACTTTAGCTGGTTCTGAAACATTAACTAACAAGACTTTCAACAGTGCTGTTAATTATCAAGCATCAGCAACTACGATTGCCAACGATAATGTCGTACAAGCAACTGTTGCTACTACTTCTGCAACATCTGTTGATACATGGGCAAAAGCTACTTACAGATCCGCTAAGTATTTGATACAGATTACTCAAGGTAGTAATTATCAAGTAAGCGAAATTATGGTTATTCAAGATGGCACCAACACTTATATGACTGAATTTGCTGTTATTGAAACTAATGGCGCATTGGGAACATTTACTAGCAGTATCTCTGGATCTAACGCTGTATTGACAGTGACAATGGGATCTGCTACATCGGCAACTATTAATATTCAACGCACTCTGTTGGTTGTTTAATATCTATTAACGGGACTGAGTAACATCAGTCCCACTTTTCGTGGAAAATGAAACGAAATGGCAAACGAATTTAAAGTCAAAAATGGTCTGATATTACAATCAGGCTCTTTCTTCGCAAACGGCTCAGCAGGAACATCTGGCCAATTTCTCCAAACTACAGGCACTGGTATCCAGTGGGCAACCTTTTCGTTGTCTACATCTGGAAACTATCAGGTCAACTCACTCGGTGTTGGCACTGCTGCGTCAGGAACTGCAGGTGAGATTCGCGCAACAACTCAAATCACCTCGTATTACTCTGACGATCGTTTAAAAACACGCACTGGCAATATAGAGAATGCCCTCGACAAAGTCTTGTCGCTCGATGGGTTTCACTATCACGCAAACGAAACTGCCGTGGCACTTGGATACGATAGTTCTAAACAAGAAGTTGGATTATCTGCTCAACAGGTTCAAGCAATTCTCCCTGAGGTTGTTGTCCCTGCTCCAATCGATGCCAATTACTTAACACTTCACTACGAGCGTCTTGTACCACTGTTAGTTGAAGCAATTAAAGAGCAGCAAAAACAAATCGAAGAATTAAAAGCAAAGGTAGGAATCTAATATGGCAATCCCAGCAACTAGAACCGACTTTAAAAATTATTGTTTACGCAACCTTGGCGCACCTGTGCTTGAGATAAATGTGGATGATGATCAATTAGAAGATCGTATTGACGAATCGTTGGATATTTTCCGTCTTTACCACTATGATGGTATCGAGAAATTATATTTGAAACATCAGATTACTGCTTCAACAATGAAGATTACTTCTAATAACGGATTGTCCTTTGCTGGTAATTCTAAAATCGTTGGTCAGACTTCAGGTGTTATGGCAACTGTTTTTGGTTCACAGAATGGAGTTCTTCCATATAACACTGATCAAAATCTACTTTATGTTGCTCGATTAATTCCTGTGGTTACTGGTCGTCCAGTTGGACCGACAGTTATGTTTACTCCTGGAGAAACTATTACTGGACATGATGTCGATGGTAATACAGTAACTGGAACAATTAGTACTGATACTGATTGGTTTACTCCTGGCGATATTGAGAATAGATATATTCCTATCGCTGATTCTGTTTATGGTGTAACTAGAGTTATGCCATTGTTCCAAGGAACATCTTCTTCTAAATCAATTTTCGACTTACAATATCAATTGCGTTTAAACGACCTGTATGATTTGTCAAGCACATCATTGATTTACTACACAACTGTTATGCAACACTTGGCTACTTTAGACTTGTTGCTTAATGGTAAACCTATCTATCGTTTCAATCGTTTAGAAAATAGATTACAGATTGACATCGACTGGCTCAATGGTCAAAAGATTGATGTCGGCAATTATGTTATTATTGAAGCATATCGTGGTTTAGATCCAAACGAATTCTCAAAAGTATGGAATGAGCCATGGCTCAAGCGTTACACAACTGCGCTGTTCAAGCGTCAGTGGGGAACCAATCTTAAAAAGTTTAGTGGATTGCAACTTCCAGGTGGTGTAACATTAGATGGTAATTTATTATATAATGAGGCCAACGCTGAAATTAAAGCACTAGAAGACGAACTACAAAATCGCTCAGCACCTCTCGATTTTATGCTTGGATAAAATATGACACGCAATGTCTACTTTTCCCAAGGAACTGCAAACGAACAATATCTGTTAGAGGATATTATCGTAGAGTCCATGCAGATTTATGGGCAAGATTTCTACTATATTCCAAGAACTCTTGTAGCCAAAGATAATATCCTTGGCGAAGACAGACTGTCTGAGTTTAAAGATGCATATGGAATTGAAATGTATCTTGAAACCAATCAAGGATTTGAAGGTCAAGGTGCGTTCATCGAGAAGTTTGGTTTAATGATGGAACAGTCAGCAACACTCACTGTTTCTCGTAGACGCTGGGATCAATTAGTTGGAAGATTCGGTCAGACTCAATTACCAAATAGACCATGCGAGGGCGATTTACTTTACTTTCCTTTGACTAAAGGTCTATTTGAAATTAAGTTTGTGCAGCATCAAGATCCATTCTATCAGCTTGGTAAACTTTATGTTTATCGACTCAATGTTGAATTGTTTCAGTATGCTTCTGAGCATATTAATACTGGACATAAAGACATTGATGTGTTCGAATCTCTCAAGTCTTATGACACTGACTATGCAGTAAATGCGATTGGCGCAGTTACTCATGTTACTTTAACTAATCCAGGAACTGGATATTCAGTTGTTCCAACAGTAACTCTAACTGGTGGAAGAGGAACAAGTTTATTTCAAGCTGCAGAAATTACTGCTGAAATTGCCAATGGTTCAATTACTAAACTGAATATTATTAATACTGGTTCTGGTTATGACACTGCACCAACGATCGTTATTTCTCAACCACATGATGTTGGCGGAACTCTTGCACATGCTACTTGTACAATTGAACCAAATCCAGATTTACCACAATCTTATGGTGATAATATTAAATTTAAAGCGGAAGCCACTGATCTTGTATTCAATGTTAATAATCCGTTCGGAGATATTCAATAATGCTTAATATCCCACCATTCTATCATGGATTAACTCGTAAAGTTATCGTATCATTCGGTAGTATTTTCAGTAACATTAAAATACAGCGTGAGAAAAACGATGGAACGATTGGTCAAGAACTCGTTGTTCCACTAACATATGCTCCAAAAGAAAAGTGGTTAGTTCGTATTGAACAAGATCCATCCTTGGAAAAACATACATATATTACGCTTCCAAGAATGTCCTTTGAAATTACAAGCATGTCCTACGATTCAACAAGAAAAACAAATCGTATGAACAAGGTAATGGCAAATAACAGCAATACTGCACCGACATCTGTCAATCAAGCGTATAGTCCTGTTCCTTACAACTTTGATATTTCTCTTTATGTTATTTCAAAAACTCAAGAAGATTGTCTTCAAATTGTTGAACAGATTCTTCCATTCTTTACGCCTGAGTTTACTTTGACTATAAATGCTGTCCCAGAGTTGGATGTAATGATGGATATTCCTATTATTTTAAACAGCGTAAATATTGAAGATAATTATGATGGAACTTTTCAAGATAGAAGATTCGTTACATATACAATTAACTTTACATTGAAGTCTAATTTCTATGGTCCAGTTACCAATACTGGTCCAATTACTACAGTCTTTATTAATGATAGTCAACCAAATAGAAAATATACAGCAACAGGCGACTTTACAACTAAATCTATAACCGAATCTTGGAATGATACTTTTTAAATAATGGCTGATTTTTATAATGCAAATCCCAACCTAAAGTCTATTGGAGTACAGGTCAACTATACTCCAGAGCAGGTGCAGGAGATTATTAAGTGTAAAACTGATTATATTTACTTCATTGAAAATTACTGTCAGATTGTTACGCTTGACCACGGTCTTCAGTTGTTCAAACTGTATGACTGCCAAAAGAAAAAGTTAGATATTATACATACTAACAGAAAAGTTATTTTGATGGAAGGTCGTCAGCAAGGTAAAACAACTACCTCCGCTGCTTATATTCTTTGGTATACATTATTTCAAGAAGCCAAGACAGTTGCGATCCTTGCCAATAAAGCAACTGCTGCTCGTGAAGTTTTAACTCGTTATCAAACAATGTATGAAGGACTTCCTATTTGGATGCAACAAGGTATCCGTGGTTGGAATAAAGGAGATATTGAGTTAGAAAATGGATCTAAAGTTTTCACTGCTGCTACTTCTGCTTCTGGTATTCGTGGTAAATCTGTTAATCTTTTATATGTCGATGAGGCTGCAATCATTCCCAATACTGTTGCTGAGCAGTTTTTTACTTCTGTTTATCCTACAATCTCAGCTGGCGAAACGACAAAGATCCTGTTATCCAGTACCCCACTTGGGTATAATCATTTCTGGAAATTTTGGAACGATGCCGAACATGGTCGTAATGGTTTCGTAAATTGTTTTATTCCTTATTGGGAAATTCCAGGAAGAACTAAAGAATGGGCTGATGAACAAAAGGGTATTCTTGGAGACTTAAAGTTTAACCAAGAGGTACTATGTAAGTTCCTTGGCTCGGCAATGACATTGATCAATGCTGATGTTATTGGTGCTATGTCGCCGACTTATCCTATGTTCTCTAAAGATGGACTGGATGTATTTGAAGAACCAGTCTACGAAATGGAAACTGGGAACTTTGATAATTTCGGTAAACCAATAATGAAACCACCACACACTTATGTGTTGATTGCCGATGTCTCGGCAGGTGTTGAAGGCGACTATTCAGCTTTCTCTGTTATTGATATTACCTCGGCACCCTACAAACAGGTGGCCAAGTTTAGAAAGAATGATGTCTCAGCTTTACTATATCCAAACTTTATCTATAAGGTGGCAAAAGAATACAATAATGCCTACATTTTAGTAGAGATAAATATAAGTGAGCAGGTTGCTAACATTTTGCACAACGAATTAGAATATGATAACCTTTTGTTCGTGAATAGAAACACCCAAGGACAAGCAGTTTCTGGTGGTTTCGGTGGTGGTCGTGCCCAGTTGGGTGTTGTCACTGATAGAAAGGTAAAACGAATTGGTTGTATGAACCTGAAGACTATGGTTGAGGAACAAAAGTTATTGATTCCAGATGCCGATACGATTTCAGAGATTACAACTTTCATCGAATCAAAGGGTTCTTATGCAGCAGATGATGGGTACTGTGACGATCTAGTAATGACTTTGGTTTTATTTGGTTGGCTAACTACCCAGCCATATTTTAAAGATTTAAATGATATCAATCTAAGAGATCTAATTTATAGGTCTCGAATAAAAGCGATTGAAAATGAATTAACACCATTTGGGTTTATAGCAGACGGACAAGGTTCTGAAGAGAGACCTCTTCTAAACTTCTAAAAAACTAAATATATAATATGGGATACAAAAGAACTACAGTTGATTATAGAACCATTGCAGAAACTTATTATAATAGATCTGTTTCTGGAATGCATGTTCATCATATAGATGGAAATAGTCATAATAATGATCCTAAAAATTTGTTTATATGTGCAGCAGAGGAACATGCCCAGCTCCATAGAGATATGGGGCAAGAGCAAATTGCTTTATTGTTAGAGGGACAGGTTCCAAAAGGAACTGATTGGTTTAGTGTTATAGGAAAACTTGGATCTGAAAAGAGTAAGGGTGTTCTTAGATCTGGATATAGTGTTTCTGAAAAAGCATATAAACAAAGATGTTACGCTAGGTCTTGTAAAGGTAATCAGAAGGAAACTAAGTTATCATTACAAGGCGAGAGTCGAACAAACAAACAAAAACAAGGAAGTGTTAAAGCTGTTGAAAGCAAGAAAAGTCGAGAGATGACTGAATTGGAAAGAAAACAGTTGAACGATTTTTGTAAAAAAGGACTAGAAGCTGCTAAGTTGGCTTTAAT